GGGAGCGGGTGCAGGAGTTGGTGCGGGGACGCCGCCGACGATGTTCAGCAGATCGTTCTCATTGAACGAATCTTCAAACTCCTGCTCGTTAAACAGTCGCGCCATGATCTTATTGCGTCAAGTCGTAGAAGGAAAGCGACCCGATGCCGCCCCCGGAACCCGCGCCGCCTGTTGTCACCACTCTAGCAGCCAAGGTGTAGATGTCGCTCACGCCCGCCAAAGATGCGCCAAGTTGCAAATCCCAGTTGTAGGAATTCACAGAAGCAAGCGGCGTGGGGCCAGACTTGCCCGTGGTGAAGGAACTTGACGCAATGATGCCGCCCGTCATGGCGGTGGCCGAAATATCAGATTCGACGTTTACATCCGAAGACACGGCAGACCACGACGGTCCGGTCAGCGTTGGATTTTTAATCAGCGCAAGTTCGTAGTTGTCCGCCGTTGTGGGCAGGAAGTTAAGAGAAGAAGGAACGACAACCGCCCCAAGCGCCGTTGACGCCAACCGTATGGACACCATGGGGTAGAACGAAGTCGTGATGGTTGAACCGGAAGTCGCGTTTATCCGTCTTGCCACATGCTCGATGGAGGTTGCCTCATATCCGCCTTCAGAGATTACGGATGAGCAGATAGACTTCATCGAAGCCGCCACCGCAGAAGTCGCGGTTCTAATCTCATACCGCACCGGCAGGATAGCCGTGGTCATGTAGACGTTGGTGATGTTGTTGGCGTTGTTGAATGTGTGGCAGACGATGTACTGGCCGTTGATGATGAAGCCGCACCGCACCGACCCTACGCCCAACCACTCAAAGTCCATCCACAGAATCTGAGCCTTGCTTGCGTCAAGCGTGATGCCCGAGTCTCCGGTGCCGTCTAACTTGTCGCCGTTCCAGTCATCCTGATTTACCGTGCGGGCATCGGAGGGCGTCCCCGTGACCGAAGACCGGAGAACAAATGAGTAAACGCCGCCCACGCTCTGAAAGAACACTCCGTTGCTGTCGTTGAAGTAGCCCACCCGCTGCGTGAGGTTCAGGCTCTGGTTGCTGTCCATCACAAAGGTGGCAAGCACCAACAACCCCTTACCCGGCTGATAGGGGAATGAGCGATAGGTCTGCCGAACGACGGTGCCCACACCACCTGCGGTCACTTCCATCTTCACTGTCGCTTCGTTGGGCAGGTATGTGGTTGAACCCGTGCCGGTCGTGGCTACATCAAATTGGTTGTCTGCGGCGTATCGGTTCTGGCTGTCGAAGAGCGTATAGGGCTCACTGACTTGCAGGCGCCCGAAGGCGTCTACGTTGGTGCCGCCGATAGAGATTGGGATGGGTACGGTTGTAGTCACGAGACCCCTCAGTATTGCGTCTAAACGGTTGAAGTACAGACGCAGGACGTTGTTGAACTGCTCCTGATACCGAGAGTCGTAATCCCCCGGTGCCAGGGGAAGATTGGGCGGCGCAGGTACGGTGACATTTTCGACAAGCAGTGTCATCTGCGGCCATCCATCCGAACGTCGATACGGGGAGAACCCAACTGCCACGCCACGCCAAGCGCGTCGGACTGGGCCTTCATAATCAACTGACGCCCACGCACCCGGATGTAAACGATGTTGGTGAACTGCTCAATGGGCACCGTTGCTGACCGCGTGACCGCTGCGCTGCTTGATCCGCCATGAGATTGAGGCACGTTAAACCCAGAGCCTGCCCCCTTCATGGGGATCAACGTCATGTTCAAGGACGGGTTTGCAGCCGTCGACCCCTGGAAGGTTACGTCCGGCAACATCCGCCACACAAAGCCAAAGTTCTGGCCGTCTTCGATGTCAAACTCAGAAGACTCGATGTAGGCATTGATCGCCACGGGCGTACCAGTGGCGTTGTCGTCCACGCCCTGCTCATGGTTTACAAGGTTGCCGAGATACGTCGCGGCCATCGGATAGTCACGCAGGCCAGAGTCAAGCCATGCCGTCCGGGCCATCGTGCCGTAGTACCAAATCTTCTCAAGGTAGTTGAAAACAACGTACCGATCTACGGATGTAGAACCTGCCGAACAGTAGAACCACCAGACTTCATTGAAGCCTTCATTGGTCCCGGCAAACACTTGAGCGGCTTGATCTTGGTCGAAGTCGCTGAAGATATGCCGACGCAAGTCGCACGGAAGCGTTTGCACACGACCGTCGTAGGCGTAGAACTTGTCCACGCCCATCCAGTAAATCACGCCAGAACCAATTGCTGCCGCATTCGGCCCCAGGATCGAGATGTTGCTGCCCAAAGTCTGAGCGCCCCAAACTTCTGGTGCGCCGAGATACTGCAAGGAGTAAACGGCGGAGTCTGTAAACACCACGATTTCCTGGCGGGCCTGCACTGCTGCAATGATCTCGCTGCCGTCAGACAAGCGCAGACTGCCTGCTTGATTAGTCGCTGCCGGAGTCCAGTCAATCGCGCTCTCTTGATCAGACCAACGGATCAGCATCGGGTCAAGAACAGAAGAGCCGATCTCGTTGCAGCCCATCGCAAACACGAATCGATTAATGTCTGACACAAAGACCAAGTTTTGCTTGGTCGGGACACCGTTTGCGCCGGATACGGTAGACAGATCGACGCCACGGGTGGTTACGCCGGTCGTGGCATCCCAGTAGTACATGCCGCCACCACGGGGTCCAAACACCAAGTCCTCGCCCCAGTTCTTTTGGCTCCACAGTTGGAGAGAAGTGTTGGATGTTCCGCCAACACCCCATGTGCCAGAACTCCAGGTTCCGGCGCCCCATCCAGTCAAGGGAACAACAAATTCCGATCCCGTGTTGACTTGATAGGCGGCGACAACCGCAGCGCCACCGTAACTCCCAGCGGCAACCGCCGTAGAGGTGGTGATGGTGAATGAATTGACCCCCGCAGCGGTCACCTGATACTCGCCGTTAAACAGCGAAGTACCACCCGGGCCAAGCGTGTCGGTTGATCCGCTGAAGGTCACGAAGTCGCCGGTAACCGTGCCGTTTGCAGTGGCCGTGACCGTAACAGTCGTGGTGCCGTTGCCTGTAAACGGGTCAAGTCCAAGCGTGACAGTCGAGCGTATCGGTGTCACGTCGTAGTATTCGCCGCCACGCTCGATGTAGAACTTCAGGTTGGTACCAAGGCCAATCAAGTTCAGATTGCCCAGGGTTACCCAGTTCCACAGGGAACGACAGACCCCCAAGAAGGTACTTGCCGAGATGCGAGCCCATCCACCAATCTTCTCGGGAGTGCCTTGGCGGAAGCGCACCTTGTCGCACTCATACCAACCGTTCTCGTTGGTATAGCGGGTGTTCTCCTTGTTTACACCGGGCTTGAGAGTGAGTTTCTTGAGCGGCATATCGGTATTCTCCCGTCAAGACAGGAAAAGGGCAATCTCGGCTTCCCTGCGTTTAACCAGACCCGGAAGGACTTTGCCGCCGCCCATCGTCCACTGGCGGAAGGCGTCTGCCGCTCCGTTCCAGTCGTCCCGGTTGGCCCGCATCCTGATCTGGCTGCGCTGCAAGTTGCCTAGCCCTGCATTAAAGGAAAAACTGACCAGAGCGTCAAAGCCGCCTTGACGGCCAGATACGCCGGGAACAAGTCGAAGAACACCACGTTCAAAAGTGACGACGTCAGCGTGGAATAGTTCGTCGATCTCCGTCTTAGTCCAGACACGGCTGTCCTCCGGCTTCAGGGGGAACTCATTGCGGAGCATCCCGGTATACCCTTCCTTGCGGATGACCGGGAGCCTGATCTGCTCTTGGTACAGGACATGGCCGTAGCCAATCGTCCAGATGTGGGCAGGGCAAAGGTAGGGTTTACTCCTAAACCCCTCATACTTGTGCATGAGAGCCTCGCCCACCTTGCTCAGTTTCACTTCTTAGCCCACCCACGCGATCCGAACCAGTAGCCAGTAATTCCCCCGAGCAGAGCCATTTCATCGGTCGAAAAAATCAGGTCGGAATACTTGATGATGTCATCCATGCTCTGAATCAAGTTCGGATGGTTCCACAGATACCACGCCATGAATGCATTGATGGCGACCAACTCAAGCACAAAGATGTAAGTAACTGTAGGTCTGACGGTGCCGACGTAGTTCGCAACCCACCGGCTTGACTTCTCTAGCACTTTCTCATCGTGCTTTAGCGCCGCCTCGGTCATTCGAGCGTCAGTCTCCATCGCCACCTGCTCGGTGCGAATCTCCTCCATCCGGGCCTGGGCGGCAAAGCCTGCTGCGGCCAACTGCAACTCGCGTTCGGTCTGCACCTGAGCCAGACGCAGTTCATGGGCTTGGTCTGCCTTGTTCTGGAAATACTCAAGCAATTTGGGCAGGCCCGAGAGCAGCAAGCCCCCAAGGGTGGAAAGAAGCGACAGCATCTCAGGCTCCTAGAGCAAAGAAGAACAGAAGCACCCCGACTGCCCCCACGCCAAGTGAGGCGTAGAACAGGCTCAGGGTGACGGCCAGGATGGCCGCAGAGGACAGGACGATGGCCAGTTGCAGCGCCATACCAGAGTATGAGTAGTAGGAAGACTTGGCCTTGGCGGCATCCCGCTTGGCTTCAGCCGCACGGGCCTTTTCCATGATCTCGTCCATGTCGGCGCGTTGCTTGGTGGCCTTCTGCTCGTTGTTGGTGACCTCATAGATGGTCGCCCGAACATTCTTGGCCTGATACCACGCCCACAGGTTGTTGGACTCTATGGTTCCGTTGAGAACCGCAGAGGAGTTCCTTCCGGCAAAGTAATTTGTAACAGCAAGGAGTAGAGCAAGCAGGCTAATAGAAACCGCAGCAAGAGCCTTGACATGGGCCTCCCTCTCTGAACGGCTTGCGCCTTCCGGCGGCTTCCTGAAACTCATTGCTGTACCTTGTCGAGTAA